AGACAGCTAGAGCGAGAAGATGTCGTCTTAGCAGGTCCGCTTGTGCAGCATTTTGAACTATCAGTGCGTGGGGCTCACCGTCCGTGTTGATGTACGGATACTCTAAAGCCTCGACTGTTTCAGCGAATGCATTCCAGGTCGTCTAGTCGCCTGGTTTAAAGGCTCCTAGAATACCTAAGAGTTAGTCGAATGTTGTCATTTTCTTTTTGTGCTTAGATTCTGTAAGCTGCCTATAATTTTGTCTTGGGTCCTCGTCTTAAAGAAAGCAATGTTTTGTTGTACGGGAGCGTTAACTGGAAGGCCTTGAGTGGATGCTGGTTCATAATCAGCCAAGAGCCGAGGATAGTCCGAGTTCTTAAGGTGTATGAGGTGACCCTTTTCTCGAATAATCTGCGTCAACTTCTTGAGTTCTTCGCCATAGTACTGTTCGAATACTTCATTTGCTCCAGCGTTTGGGAGTGCTCTCAGTTGATGTGGGTTACACTCGTACTTGCTCTTTCTACCTTGTCCTACTTGTCAAATGATCTCTCGGAATAGTGCTTCCATTGATTCTAGTCCTTTGAATTCTTCGAGCATAGAATGAGCTTTCCCATATATGTAATCGTTTGCATTGCGCGATCCGGGAGTTAGATTTCCGTTGACTCTAAGTCCAAATTTCAAAAGTGATGATGTGGGGTTTTTCCATCCGAATATATCTTTGCCATTTGTCTGGAACTCAATTTTGCAAAACCGGGCACCCTCCAAGCCATTGTTTATTTGATTCGTAAGCGTCATACCCAACATCATGGCCGTGTTTCTGATTTCCTAAAAGAATAGTAAATCATCAGAGCCTATAATGCCATCGTCTCCTTCTGTGAAGTAATCTGTTGCCTGTTCGCTGAGTCACATTCTGTGTTTTGTGTATTCTATTATCATCATGTTCAAGAATGTGTTGCCGCACGAGGTGTTCATCTCTCCAGATTTTCAATTTCTCATGTCTTCAAACTGAATATTGCCGTTCTTGGTTCTCACAAGTTGTGGTTTGATAATTGCAGCGTCCCAATATCTTGAAAATTCTGGACAAATTTTCCTGATTAACATGGCGTCAATTTCCAGGAGGGAAGCTCATTGGGAAGCGTCGTACTTGCTGTAGTCAGTGCACATCGTGTACTTGAAGTGTCCAAGTCTCTGTGCTATGGTCTCTACTATTTCATTGGGTTGTAAGTGTTTGATCATGTGTTTGGACTTGAAGACTTGCTTTGCTACCATGTGATAAGGGACTGCTGATAAATTCCTATTTTGTTCTGAGATAGCCTAAATGGCACGTGGTACTGATGTAGGGCCTTAAAGTACTTCGATCTTCGGGAAAAGTTCTACAAATACGCTCACATACTAGTCCTCAAAAGCTCACTGAAGATTTCTAATCATTGCGTCTTTCTAAGCGCGTGTTTTGCCCATGTTCTCTACTGATTCAACTGAATATTCGTACCAGTTAGATAGTTGCTCTGTGTCGTTAATGTCTCTGTGGTAGTGCTTGTCTATAAACTCCTGGACAAATTGGTGGAATGCGTGGATGGCGTTTGCTTCAGGGAGGTATTTTGAGGAGCTTGTTCTATACATGGCAGCTGCTAAGCTGTCGTGTGTGCATCCTGTCGGAAAGTTCATTGGAAGATCAAATGTGAATGACAAGGGTCATGTTACCCGAGGTATACATTCCGTCATGTGTGCTCAGCTGAACTTGATGATTGGCGTGTTTAACTCGTGTAAAAAGTCAAACTTTTATCCGTAACAACAAGACGTTAGTGATACTTGCCCATCTACTTCTAACCACTGTGAGTCATATCTGTCGGATTTGTCCAATTTGTACTACTTCCCGCCTGGAGGCTTTTTGTGTTTGAATAGTAGTCCTCCGAAGTCTATGCTGGGGTCTTTTCTGCGTTGTAGTCTGTCTAAAATCTAGATCCAACTCATACTTGATTTGGTGTCAGTCAGCCATGGGCTACATCCGCGGCAGACGATGTCTCCGGTGCAAGTGGGGCATTGGCATTCTTCATATGACGCTCTTCTCTTCCAATCTTCTATGTCTAATGTGATGTTGGTTTCGGCGTCATTAACTTATGTGACTTAGTTCGGATTTGTCCATGCCCAGGCGTGTCCTCCTGCTATGATGAGTTGAACAGGGATCTTTCCTCTCCATATGTGTTGTACTTCAGTCTCGTCGTCTAAGTCAGCATAATCTAAGTTGAACAGCTTAGAACATGATTGTTCTAAGATAGCAATTGAATATCCTCTAGAACTATTAGGAATTTTGATGCCGAGTTCGTACTCGAGTAATACTTTGGGGTCTGAGACGTTGACCTAGGGGGTCTCACCTTTGTATATCTGGTAGAAGAAATATAACACAGCTAACAAGCATGAGTTGTTGTCATCGCCAGATCCTACATCATATATTAGTTCTAGTGGAATGTTTGTGAATGACATTGGAAGTCTGGGGTTTTTGATAGACTTTGGACCTTAGCACCTTATCTTCACGGTGTTGGTCAGTAGTTCATAGTGAGGCGCATTCTTTTGGTCTTGACCGAGTATTTCGATCAAGTCTTCAAAGGCAGATCTCGTAATAGAGTACCATTAGCAGTGTATTAAGGCCAGACATGGAAGTAGTGCATCTCACATACTATGGAGTAACTTCTTGATCAAAGGGAGCGAAGCTATGGCGTAAATCAGCAAATCTTACCTAGGAACCTCATCTATCTCGAAGTACTGACGGAACGTGTCAATCAAGGTTAGATCGCATTTTTCTCCACCTCAATCCAACAGATTCCTAAGATTTCTCACTTTGTCTATCTTGACTTCCTCCGCGGTGTCTATCCAGACTTGTGGAGATACTTATTCCACAATTGATCCAATGGCTTAGTCCGGGTCTTGGAATTGAACGACTGATCCATTGTGGTTGCACATAATCCGGTATAGGCCTTGTTCTTCTTAGATATGCCATAGGGTCTTCCTATTAGGTTTGAAATTCGGTTCAGCTACGTATACTCTTGGAATTATCTGCTGGGTTTTCCTGTCATGAGAGAGAACACAAGGAAGGGTTACCAATCTTTCTGGGTACAGTCTAGCTTTCGATCCTATGAGTTACTTGCTCTGTCTGTAGATCAATTCCTGTAGTTGGGAGACCTTAGTTTCGAGTTTCAATAGCGCGCCGTGTGTTTCTTGTCTGTGTTCGGCGTACCACAATCCCAATCCAAATCCGACTGCAGTCCAAAAGAAGGCCCACTTGTACCACGAGTTTTTGTCTTTAGCGCCTACTTTCTTCATTTGATTCTACAATCCTGATGGATTGAAAAGCATGCTCTCTACACCTTGAATCACTTCCCTCCTATTGCAGTCTTTGACAGATTTCATCTGCTTAACGAGTTTTTCCAACGTTTAAAATTCAGGAGTTCGCCAAAGTGATGTGTCGGCTTTGTGCTCTTCTCTGCAGAAAACTCAGTCATCAAGGGCTTGTAAAAGCGTGGTTTAGATCTCGTGGTTTTCCTACCGCAATCTTTTGGCGATGCTGGACATAATTGCCATTTCTTGAGAACTCAGTACTGTCTATCCATCTACTACTTATTTGATGCTTGTTGTTTTCTCAAGATATTGGCGTATTTCTTGCGACTTGGATTTTCTGATATCTGCTTCCTTTTGTTCTTCTTCTGTCATTAGGATGTCTTCTAATGATCCATTTTTCGTTTTCCTTCTATAGATCTTGAGGAAAAGTCTTGCTTTGTTAATTGTAGTCTAGTACTCCTTCTTTGTCCAACTTAAGTCTAGTGTTTTCTTGATCTTGTCCCTCAGTGGGTACCAGTCTGCCTACGTATTGTTGTCTTCATGGTCTGCGTCAAGTTTGGACAATTTATAGTAAGCATATTTCTTGGCCACTCTAGCTTCTTCTCTTAGCAAGTCTGAAGGAATTGCACCTTCATTCAGGTCGAGATATTTGTTCTCGAGTGAGTCTAAGTCGTCCATCCAACCTACAGGATCCGGTAGCATCCTACCGACTTAATGGGGTGCTAGACTAAAGGATAGTAAGCTAGAAAAACAGTCTGACATTGATCTCGGATCTTGTACTCTGGCATTGAATAGAATTCCCCATGTGGCATATCAAGGGCATCCTTCTGAGTCTGAGCTTGCGTCTGACATGAGGTGGTCATTTTCGTTTAATCTGGTCTTGCCCGCGACAAATTTTCTGTCCATGTTCTCTTCCACGTATGTCTTTATCTCCTCTTTTCTTTCCTCACTGATTCTGAGCGCTCTTCTAAGGTCAGTTTCTTCTTATTCTAGATCTAAGATCTGGGACTTATTTGCTTAGACTCGGTCTATTTTCTCGAATAGGCGGATTTCGGCTTCGTCTTCATCTAGAAGTTTCTGTGGTCTGCGTTTAGGCGTTAGTGTTAGTTCTTCTTCTTCTTCTTCCTCCTCTAAGTCCTCTTCTTTTTCTGTTTACTCGACTTCTCGCTTATCTAAAACCCACAGTCCTTTCTTCTCTCCCTTTGGCTTTTATTCCAAAGCTTTGGGCTCTATTATTCTTCTGTAATATAAGAACTGGGCGGGATTTTGGGGGAGATCCTGGATAAGATCTTTGAATCGGAAGTAGTTGATCGGGTTGGTGCACAACATCCTTTTGTGTTTTCTCGGTCTTATCCATCTGTAAATTTGGTGGCCTGCTACAACCAATAAGCCAACTGTTAGTACTCACTTCGAGATCCACATCTTAGTTATGTTGATTTCGGCTCCGAATAAGGCTCTTAAAGCATAAGCGATGAGTGAAGCATTCTCATGAGCTTTATCGGTGATTCTGATCGCAATTGTTGATCCTAATACTAGAGCCGGTGTGTAGTACCATTTCTTAAGTGTGTCGCATACTGCTGTGGTTCTGCTGGGGAAAAAGTCCAATGCTTTAGCGTTGATCACATCCAACATCGTTCTTGAGTATCTTTCAGCGGGAGAGGCTCTGGTGTCTAAATCTATGTAGTCCTTCTGTGTCCAGAACATGTGAGTCTTCAATATGTTGGACACAATGTCATTCTTCTGCATGTGATATTCTCCGATTTTAATGTCTCCAACCATTATCTTGACAGGGCCTTTCTCGATGTTATTCCAATGCGTTATATCATAAAGCACTTCCAGACTCTCTGCATTTTTAATCACTTCGTGGACTTTTAGCATGTCTGGTATTTGATGGGTCGTCGAGAACGGAGGGGTGTAGTTCTTGCCCTTTTGCTGTGGTTACGTCTAATAGAGCGCTAAAGCCTTCGGGTGGAACTAGTAACCGGTTTTGATGTCTAGAACCATGGCGCCTATTGGGTAGTTTCTTATCTATTCCGGGATTCTCTTCGGAGCTTGAACACCTGTAGTTGAGAACACTAATGTGTTTTGAGAATTCACTAGATGTCTCCTCTCTGTAGGAATCTCCCTCTCTTAGTCCAAGTAGACAAATGTCAGAACGCATCCTGACTCCAGTTTTTGCATTTTGGTAATGAATGAGCCATAAACAGTTTCCCATGAAATGTAGTTGGCTAAGCTGAGACCATGATTGTACGTTTCTTCTCCTGCGATGACTTGTGCCTAAGCTGCTTCATGTGTTATTATCGTGTTGGTCTCTTCTTCCAGGTTGTGAAAATCATTCATTGTTGTCGTCACGTCGTAATAATGTGTGTGGAATACGCACCTGCATTGGTCCAGGCTTTGCATGAGATACGCCAAAGCATTCCAGTCTATATAAAAATCAACGAAACCACCGAAGATCAGAGTTTTCTTTGTAGGATCAAAACCAAGAGCGCTTAGATGCTTGATTGAGTCGAAGCCAAATTTTCCTTCAATGAACACGGAGTCGTCTGGAATTTCATTTTCCTCAAACTGCACATAGTCTGATGGCTTAAGTTTCGGCTATATATAGTACTTAGTTCCAGGGCAGTCTTCGAATCTTTCACGTTGTATAGATCCTCCTATAACAATCACCTACTCGAAGTTTTCGGAAAATTTTGAGACTATGTTATTGACTTAAGTTCTGTAGATCTATAAGTTCGTGTGATGTTGGATGGGTCTATATGCGTCGGGGGCGTTTTGTTCCTCCCAAGGATTGTTTCACTTATTGTTAGGCTTCGGGATTGCTCTGATTCGATTTCTCTTCACTAGAATCTCAAACTTATCATAGAGTGTGTCTGCTTCTACTGTGTTTAGGCGCTCAAGTAGCAGTAATTTCTTTTATGCGAATTGCACTTTGTTGCCTTTTACGTAAGCCTCCTGGCACGACTTGTTTTCAGTTTTCGAAGCTAATTCAGTCAATGTTTCAAAGTCTTTCTTCGACATCTACTTAAGCTGTCCTTTGAGCCTTTCTTTCACGTCACCTGCTGTCTTCAATAGTGACAATTTGCGTAAAGTGTCTGAGACCGTGTCGCTTATGATAACATCGTCGTATTATCTCCTCACATATTCGACTTTTTCGTAGTCCTTGAATAGACTTCAAGCAATTATCTTCTCCCATCTTTCTGGTATATTTCTCTGGACTATTAGGCGGCCTAGTGCTTCAAATTACGCTGAACATAATGTCTGCACTTCCTATGCATTGATTGGAGTTAATGTGCTAATGACCAATAATCCTCTTGTTGCATTCTGGACATAAGTTGTTTGTGCTCAGAGATCATCACTGGTGGCCAACATACAATGTTGGTCTGTTAATATCATCACTTTTCTTGCGCCTGGCTAGTGGGACCACAATTGGCCGTAGACGAAGTTCACTTTGAGGAATATCAAAATACTCAATGTAGCATCCAAGGAAATCGGTGCCCCTAGTGTTTCCTCATCGTATCTGTCTAAAACAGCCTTCGCTTCTTGTAAGTTGAGGTTTGTTGCTGCATCCGTCATTCTCCGAATTGCTTCCGGGTAGCCGATGTCAAAGTAATGAGCTACGCTAATGCAAACACAAGGTCCTTGGACTTCCCAGTCATATACATAATAAGATCTATACTCTTGATCTTTCTACAGGATCTAGACGTAAACATCTGTTCTGCCTTCTGTTGCGACTTAGAAAGTTTTAACTTGTCTCGTTGCTTATGGTCTTGAGTAGTGCTTGGTAATTAGTACTGGGGGGGATGCAACTACGAGATCCGGATCATCGTCTGCCTCCTCATCTTCCATCTCTTTTTGTCTCCTCTCATCTATTATTTACCGCTTAGTTTCTGCGATCTTCTCCCCGAAGTCCTCTGATCTTGGTGCCTTTGGCATCTTCTTCTTCCTCTTCAGTGCTTCCTCTTTGCCTTTCTCTAACTTCTCAATTTTGATCTTTTTCTTCTTCTCTTCT